TATTTTCAAAAGAGATATGATCAAATAAGCGAAATACCGGAAAATATTATTAATAAAGCAATTGATATAAGTGAAAATTATAACTGTTTTAAATCTTATTATGACCCTAAAATGATATGGGCTAAAAAAAATTATAATAAAAAAGAAAAAAAAATAACTCCTAAAAATAGATTTCATATTATAATTCCTGATTTTACCGATAATTCATTATTGAAACGTAAAATAATAGGTTTACTTAATAAAATAACAACCAAAAATAAATTATCATTATATGATAACATTAAAGACATTATTATAACAAATGATAATCATATTGTAATTGAAATAATATGGGAATATATTAAACTAAATGAAAATGATTTATATAGTAATATATTGAGTTTCTTTGATAAAGATTTTTCGGATAATTATATAGATTCTAAATGGAAAAAATATATAGAGTTGCGTGAATGGGACCCACCTAAAACATTTTATGATAATAATATATTATTATTAAATGATGAATATGATTTATACTGTGACTATGTTAAATGGAAAAAAAATGTTAATAATATTAATAATATATGGTTGAAATTTAAATTTGAAGAAATAGAAACCTTGTTATATTCATTATTTGATTATACAATCGTAATTATAAAAGAAAATACGGTTTTCAAACATATTCTAGATATATATTTAGAACAAATATTAAAAATTTTAAGTTTAACAAAAACACTGGATATTATTAATATAATCAGAGAAATAGATAATTCAAATTTTAATAGTTCTACAAAATTTATAATATATAATATTTTGGATTTAGAAAATAAATAATTTCTATATTATAATATAGAGTAAGAAACATAATAGAAAATATGAGGGAAGAAAACAATCTATCTTTTTACAGTAGCTTAATAATTCAAATGATATTTGTTATATTATTATTAATAATATATACTTATTTATACAAGTTAGAAAATATCGGATGTGAATGTTCTGAACATCCCAATAAAGATTTTATCAAGAACTTTACTATATTAGCATTAGTATATTTCTTAGTAACTGCTTTTATTTCGATAAAATCGGTGGCGAAAAGTATGGGTGGTGTATTCGTACAATTAGTTGCTATTGCGACTTTTGTATTCTTCTTACTATTCGTAGTATATATTTACTACGCTTTCGATTATGTTAACTATTTAACTAACGAAAAGTGCAAGTGTTCAGAGGATATGACCAGAGATATAATTGCAATTGGCACCATGATATCCCTATTCTTATTCTTAACCCTATTATTTACCATAATCATCATCCCTATATTAATAAGCACCCTAAGCTCCCTTTTAAACCATATTGAGATTTTTGAAGATGAAGTTGAAAAAACTATCCGTAACCCAATGCGTACCTTAAAATCTACCCCTGATAGAATTGCCAAATCCGCGAAAGATATCGGTACTTTTGTTAAAAAAAGCGCTAAAAAAATAACCAATGTTCGTAGAAAAAGATAAATAAAACATTTTTTTTTATATATTTAAAGTTCTTGTATTATCCTTTCTTTTTCCTGATTTTTTTAATATCTGAATATCAGCTGTATCCTCTATTATAGATGTTATTTCCTCATCACTTACAGATAAAGTTTCTATATGATTATCTATATCGTCCTCTACTGATATATTATTATGTACATTATTAATTATTGTATCAACATCATCGTCTGATCTATTATTAAATTTACTTTGTTGATACTGTGGCATTTCTGATGAAGTCGGACCGCTATTTAATGAACCAAATAAATTACTTACTATTCCAAATATTCCCATATTATCACCTCCCATTCCCATATTATTTGATGAAGGTGCCGGTGCTTGTCCACCCCCACTACCCATCATATATTGTTTAGTAGCCGCATTTTGAAATTTTTTCATCAATTCCGGATCGGATTTTAATACATTTTCAACATCAGGCATAGGCTGCTCTTTGAACATTCTACTGGTTAAATGAAACATAAATGCACTTCCCGATAATGACATAAATAACCTTAATTCTGGTGCCATTTTCTTACCAGATGATTTATATTTGTCATGCAATTCCTCAAATACATCATCATAATCATTGATATTTTCATTCACTTGTTCCGACCACCCTTCTAGTTTTGCCGAAAATGGATCGTATCTTGAATTCATATATTCCGCACCAGATACAACAGCCATTAACATCTTCTGTTGAAATCTTACGCTACCATCTAGCTCTTTTTCTCTTACTATACGATTATATTCTGAACGCATTTCTTCTAAATCAGAATTCATATTGAATTTAAATGGTATCTTAAATCCCTTAGATTCCATTCTTTCAAATTGATATATTATCTCGCGTTTTTCATTTATCTCATTCCGAATTATATCCTTGGGGCTTAGATGTTTCCGTTTTATTACCCTACTTTCATCACTACCTGTTGTTGAACCATCGCTACCACTTTGCGATGTTCGGCTACTCGCACCACTTTCACTAGTCGTATCCGAATTATTACTACGACTACTCTTTTTTATCCCATTACCTCCATTGCTGTTACTATTATTACTACTAGCTTTACTACTCGCGTTACTACTTGCGGAAGTACTATCCATATCATCATCGTGATTTATTTTTTTATTTTTATATATGGTTTTCATATTTTTCATATATTTTGCTTTATCATAATTACTATTTCCAACTGAACTTGCACGTGAAGAACGCGATGACATTGATATAACATCGTCACTTATTTTTTTTCTATTAAATAAACCATCGTCTATACCACCCCCTTTATTCATACCATTATTCATACCATTATTCATACCATTATTTTTTGGTATGTTAAAATTAAAAGAATTATTATTGAAACTATCTTTGTTTAAATCTATTAAATCATCACTTTTATTGTTTAAATTTGATATTAATGACATATTATATATTATTTGAGTTTCAAATGTTTATATATCTACAATAATTTTAATATATATTATAATACGCGCTTTTTTATAAATTTAAACCAATTATTGAAAAATATTTTACCGGTTCTTAATATATATTCGGGATGAAATTGAATCCCTAAGATATTATCCTTTTTATTATAAACTATCACTATTTTATTTCCCATCCTTTTAATTATTTTAAAATTCTTATTAATTCCTACGACATAATCTTGATGAAAATATGTATACTCCAACTTTTTAACATTGAATGGAGCCATTATTTTCATCTTTTTTGTATACTTTCTCATACCGTTTTTAAAACTATTTATGTTAAGTCTACTTGTTTTACATGCTAAATATTGCATACCATAACATATTGCTAATATTGGTATTTTATATTTGAAAACAATTTTTGGCACAGGAGGTGACCCTTTCTTTAATATAAAATAATCTGACCCGCTTATAATTATACCACTTATATTATATTTTTTGAGTGTATTTTTTATCCCATCATTATCATGATATCTTTTAATTATTAAATTTGCTCTATTCCCTATTGCTTTTCTATATAATTTATGTTGCTTTCTCCAATCCCATTTATCACTATACATTGATATTAATAATATATTCATTTTTAATATAACACATTATAATTATCTAATGATTCATTTTTAATATTTGTCCTTATGTAAGATACGGCCTGTAAACAAGCATCACTTAAATCATCCTTTTTTTTATTATTTACAAAAATTTCTTTTAGTCTCTCATTATCTTTAATGTAATTTTGACATATATCTATACTTAATTTCTTATTATAAACATATTTACTTCTTCTAAAATTTTTAGCATTCTTTTTACCTTCACTTTCTTGATGTGTAATTTCGGAAACATATTCATGTGTTTTTGATTTTAAAGATGCATTAACTAATACTACATTATCTACCTCTTTATCCCAGTATTTTATTAAATTGAAATAATTATATATAATATGCTGTATCGTTTTCATCATGCCATTTAAGTTCGACGGTTGATTCTCTATTAATACATAGTCTATTATATTAATATTAGACTCTTTTAAAAATCCCATTATAATATCCATTTCATTATAAACTCTTTCTGATATATCATCAATCCCTTTTAATTCTTTTTTACTTTCGGCAATTGCTATTATTCTCCAATCCAATACTTCTATTTTGTCTGTTTTTTTAAGAATACACAAAGCTAAATTTTTAATACCAATATCAAAACTTATATATATCATTTTATAACTAGTTATATTAATTCTTTATACTTTTTTGTATTGATCCAATAATTGTTTTATTATACTCCTTTATATTATGATGTCTTATCAATAATGTAAGGTCTCTCCAAAATGTATCATTCATATAACTACAATTATAGCTATTAATACTTTTATGTTTTTTATATAACCACTTATATAGACGTTCTTGCTTTTCTTGGTTAGATATTTGCTTCATATTATGCATTTTTTTTTGTATTACCATTTTTGATAAAAAACCTTTTAATTCTCTACATTTTAAATATTCTTTACCTGATATACCATCCCATAAATTACTAAACTGAATATAATTATAAGTAGGGCATAATAAAAAATTATCCTTATAATCAACAAATGTGGGATTATTATCAATAATTAATAATTTTTTACTTATATCATATGTTTTTCCTACCTTCATGGTTTTAAATAATTGAGGTATTATTTTTTTAATTGATTTTTTTATCATACCATTTTTGTCAACAACACAATTATCGCGCGTAAAAATAGGTCTATTGAATTTTATATTATTTTGTTTTTCTATTATTCCAATTTCCTTATTAGCCCATGTTTTTTCTGATGCAGTATACACGAATATATATGAATTCGGATAATATTTTTTTATTGTATACATGAAATTTGTAAAATGAGGGCGTATTAATAATGAGTATTTATTGTAACTTTCATTTAATTTTTTTTCACATTCCATTTTAGATTTATTAAATGAGACCGAGGTTGATTTATTGAAACTTTTAATATTTTTCTTCAAAATATCTTGCAAATTATATAAATCGCATTGATAACTACAATCTCCTATTATAGTTCCATCTAAATCTAGTACAAATACATATGGATCCATATTACAAATCTATTATTATATATATATATTTATTATATAATAGTATAGAATATGAATAAATATTTTCAAGAAGGTAATGCTTATAGTAAAAATACGTTATCATATTCAAGAATATCAAATAAAATTTCTATGAGTAAAATTAATAATATATCCAGTAATAATATTATATCTGATTCTAACTCCCGAAGTGATAACAAACTTAAAAAATTCTTGAAAATGTATGTTTCTAATAAATATAATATTGATAATAGAGCAAAATATTACAAATATATATATAGTAAAATAGCTAAGATAAAACAAGTATCTTGTTTGAAAAACAAAAGGTTTATAAAAAAAAAAAAAAATTATGAAGGATATAAAATTGATGATATTATTAATTTAAAAAAAAAAA